ATCAACCGCGTCGTCTACCGCTACCACCTCGAAGCCATGTCTCGGACGCGGCGCGAGTTCCCGCAGCTCGAGCGCGCCATCCAGACCGTGAAGCGTCAGGAGCGGATCGCCCGACTGGGTCGCAACTGATGGTCATCCTCGGCGACAGCAACCCGAACCAGCAGACGTCGTACGACGGCGACGGGTCGACGAGCAGTTTCGACATCGACTTCGACTACCAGCGATCGGCCGACATCCTCGTTCGCGTCTACAACGATTCGACCGACCTCTGGGAGACGATGACGCTGGACGTGGACTACACAATCCCCAGCGACGGCAACACGATCGAGTTCGTCACCGGATCAATTCCCGCGTCGGGGGCTGGCAACGTCGAACTCCGCCGGCAGACGCCTCGCGATGTAGCCAACCTGCCGACCAACCTATGGCACGCACCTGGTCCGGGCGGACTACCTGAGGGGCACAATCTCGAGGCCTTTCAGCGGGCCATGCTCATCGCGCAGGAACTCGAGGACCAGCAGATCGACGGCGTCTACTGGCTCTACGCCCGCAACTGGGCCAATGGGATCACGTCCGCCAACGTCAGCACGCCGTACCCGGTGAACACGGCGGTCATCCATATGGGAGTACACATCCCGAGCACCTTCAGGCGACTCTGGGTTACTCACTACCATCAAGACGCGAGTCCACCGACCGACTGGGCGCTGTCCTTTAACACGCGCCCTGCCGCTGGCTCTACCCAATACACCAGAGCGTACTACCCCCTCACTTTCGGCGGCTCTCTCGTCAGTACCTCCGAGGCAGGGGCATGGCTGGAGACCACGTCGCCTTTTGCGGAGACCGAGATCGACGTGGACCCAGGCCAGCAGTGGTATCTGCAGTGCACCGGCAGCTCACTTGACAAGTTGCACATGCTCGTCGGGGTTGGCTACCAAAGGAGGGTCTGATGGCTATGGAGCTCGAGATCTTGGGAGACGCCTACAACCTCCTGGAGGCCCTCCTCCAGCATCCCAATCCGAACATCGCCGCCGCGGCGGCGAAGGAGCTTCGGGCCTACCACCTTCACCCATCGGAGGTCCGGTCTACGATGGCGACTGTGGCTGATGAGCAGGCGCCGTCCCCCGAACGCTTGCGCGCGATCGCAGAACTGGGGACCATGATGAGATCGACGGGAGCTTGATATGGCAGACGCAGGTAAGAACGCGATCACGACCAACAGCGGCGACGGCAGCACGACGCAGTTCCTGGTGGGGTTCTCGTTCCTCGACATCACCCACATCCAGGTCACCGTCGACGGAAGCGTTCAATCTCTCAACTCCGACTACGAGATCGACACGAGCGGCGCCTACGTCAACTTCACAATCGCGCCGGGAACGGGAACGGACAACATCGTGTTCACGCGCGTGACCCCACACTCGACGCTGTTCGTCGATTTCGCCAACGGCGCAACCGTCACCGACGTCAATCTCGACCAGGCCATGCTGCAGTCGATCTACTACACCGAAGAGGTGGAGGACCAAATCTGATGCTCGTCACCCGATCACTCGACGCGGTCTCCGCTGGCGCGGCGGCCACCAACGGCACGGTCGCCAAGGCTTCCGGCCACCACCCGCCGTACGTGGAGACGGCGACGATCTATATCCAGGCTTCCGACGACCCGACGGCAGAGGCCCTGGCCATCGTCATTGAGTCGCGGCCCGGGCCCGATTGCGACTGGCTCGTCGAATCGACCTTCGCCGGCGCCATCACCGCCGAGGGCTGGTCACAGTCGACCGACCCGGGGGGCAGCGGCGCTTGGATCGCCAAGACCACCGTCGCCGGGGCGCCCCAGATTCGGGCTCGCACCATCCAGTCCGGTGGTTCCACCAACGTCCTCGACGTCTTCATCGTCACATGATCACCGACGAAGAAGAGGCGGATCTCTCCAGCCAGTCGATCGGTGCGAAGACCGACAAGCTCCGGCACCGGCTGCTGGAGAAATGCCTGCACATGCTCGAGAGCGGAACCCTCGAGTTGGCGCAGATGAAGTTCTGCCGCGACGTCATCAAGGAGATGGAGGACTACACGCCCTCCATCCCTGAGGAAGCTCCGGAACGGACCCTACCTTTCGCCGACCGCACGATCACCGGTTGATCCCATGGCACAACTACCCCCAGCAAGCGAGCTTCTCGCCGTGCGTCAACGAGAGATGCACGCGCAGGCTCTCCACCAGGCGAAGATGCAGGCCCGGCACGACTACCTCGTGTCCGTGCGGATGCAATCGGCCTCAACGATCCTCAACGGCCTTCTCTCCTCGGGCCGCGAGGAGCCGGTCGAGTTGAAGGTCGAGTCGGCGCTCGCCATGGCGGACGAGTTGCTGAGACGCTGCGGCATCGAGGCCCAGGTTGAGCGAAAGCCAACGTAAGTCGGACACCCGGCTCTCGGACTTCCGCAACTTCCTGTATCTGGCCTGGGAGACGCTCGGGCTGCCCGAGCCGACGGACACGCAGTACGACGTCGCCTACCAGATGCAGCACGGTCCCAACCGGCTCGTGCTCGAGTGCTGGCGCGGGTTCGGCAAGAGCTGGATCGCCGCGGCGTTCGGCGTCTGGTCCGTGAGGGAGGATCTCGAC